TAAATTTTTCATCTTCTGCTGTAGATCCACTAACTTATCTGTGGTATCTGCAACGTTTTTAATTAATTGACTGACAACTTCAAATGCTCTTGGTTGTTGCCCTTCTTGAGCAACTTCCATAATACTATCAAGTGCTTCTTGACCTTTTTCTATTAAAGAATATAAATTACCTCTTGTATATTCATAATCACGAGTAGAATCTTTTTTAGTTCTTTCTGCTGGTTTAGATTTATTTTCAGTAACTTTAGTCTCTTCTTCTTCAACAACCTCAATATCAAGAGAATCGTTTATAGCATCAAATTTACTCATACGTCAACTCCCTTTGTTGGACTGAATGTTTTACCATCATTAAATGAGAAACGATTTTCACTAAATCCAAAATCATCTCCTAGATTTTCTTCAACTAATGCATCATCTTCTGCATTTATGGCACTTACAATAGCACCACTGTTATGACTATCTATGGTAGATGAATATTCACCACGATCTACAAGTAGTGTATTTTCAGTAATTTTTCGGATATACATAACTTCATTATCAACCTCAATATAAGTTTTTTCAACTAAACTTGTTGCATCAACAACAGTAAATTGAGTCTTCTGTGTATCTAAGTTTTGTGATAGGTTTGTAACAGTATCACCAGTATAATCTTTTGTAGCGGTAGGAGTAGCAGTATATCTGAGATCCCTTGATGTATTTTTTCTATCTGTTGTACGAGCAGCGTAATCGACTTGTACTTTTTTGATAAGTCCTTCTGAAGAACTTGGAACAGGACCAAATAAAAATGTCTTTGCTGTAAAGTTAAGTGTATGTGTTATAACTCTTTTTTCTTCATATCCACTTGCATAGTTATCATCAAAATTTAAATTATCTAATATCATTGGTATATCTCTTTTCTCTCCAATAGATGAAACTAAATCCACAGTCAAATTGAATGACGGTTGAAAGAATGGAAGTATTTGTTCAATTATTTGTAATGCATCTTCATTATATTGTGTCATAATACCAAGATTAAATCCAATATTATATGGAACTGGCATGAATACTTTCTTAGCAACTTTATTACCTACAGTGCTTTGTGCTTTGAAAGTCTGCATTGTTGAAACTTTTCTTTGAGGATCATATGTAATGCTTCCCATTTCAAATGAAAGTCTTGGCAAAGTTATAGCAACTCTCTGTCTTAAATCTGGTTTCTGTTCTAATCTTGCAAGAAACTTTTCAACTGGACCATAAGCAATCGGAACTCTCACACTAGTATGAACAGTGCCATCTGGTTTCTTATGTTTGATATCAATTGTATTAAAAAGAGTACCAAATGCAATGATAGTCTTTCTAATAATTTCGTGATAATAATAGGTTCCTAACATGATATTATTTCCATTTACTTAATTATTTAGAATTCCCCAAAAGGATTACCCTCTGAGAAGTCCAATATTGCATCCGCTTCTGTCTCAAATGGTGTGTTTTCATTGAATGCATCTGTATCATCCTGAGTTGATGCGGTCTTAACGATATACTTAGCATCTGATCCATTTTGAGTGGTTCCAATACCTACAACTGCTTCTCCAATTACAAAACTTCCACTAGGTCTAGTAACCTTAAGAACTCTATCGTCAAAGTCCCAACTCTGTACAAATGCAGTTGTACCAGATCCAACTCCTCGAACCATTTCTTTGTATAGGTAATTCCCAGTTGCAAATCCTACTGCTGCAGGTGGATCTATTGCTATAGTTGGTGTTACAGTATATCCTGCCCCAGTATTTGTGTATCTAATCGCTGCAATTTGTCCTACAGTATTAAGAACTGCTACTGCCTGTGCTGTTGTTCCACTAAATGTCTTAATTCCTACATCATTACTTATAGTAACAGCAGGTGTAAATGTATATCCAGTTCCTGGATTTGTAACAGTTATTGAAGTTACAATACCAGCAGCACTAATAGATGCTATACCTGTAGCAGTAGTTCCAGTGGTTGGATCTGCGATTGTAACAGGTGGTGCTGAAGCATATTTACCACCTGTATTTGTAATAGTAAATCCTGTAATAGTTCCACCAGCACTTACTGTAGCAGTTGCTGCTGCACCTATTGTTGTTGGATTGACTACAACATTAGGAACCTCTCCATATTCATCACCACTATCAACTATTGTAATCACACTCAATCCATCATTCGCTAAAATCGCAGTAGCAATTCCTCCAGATCCCAATACATTGACACTTCTAATTGTAACAACAGGTGTCTCTGTATATCCAAATCCTGGATTTGTTACTAAAATTTTATCTATTGATTGTCCTGTTTGTCCATCTCTACTTGTCATTATAGCAACAGCAGTTGCATCAACACCTAATGGATTTCCAGTTGTTGATATTCCAATTTGTGGTGCTGCTGTATATCCAGTTCCATCATTTATTAAATCTATTGATCCAACTGAGAATCCCGTAGTTAAACCTGAAACAGAAGTTGCTCTCTGAACAGTTGCAGATCCAGTGCTTGCTGCTAGTCCCACCATTCCAAGAGTAACTATAAATCCAAATTCATCTACAGCAGTATCTACTGTTTCAATACCAGTATCAATATTTTGATCAAGTTCAGCATCCATCACCTCACAAGTTAAGGTGTAAACATATAAGTTGTTTAATTGATAAAATGGTTTTCTTGCCTCAACATATTTAATTTCAAACATAGTATTATCAAGAGGAAGATAAACTAAATCCCCTTCTTGTGGTCTAGTTGATAACTCAATCTGACTATCACTAGCAATAAATGGAGTTATGAAATCTTCGTATTTTTCTTTTGATACTACCAAATTAACTGCATCTGTTGTAGTTACACCAAATTTTGATAGAACATCTCCATTACCTTCAAATCCCTGATAATTTAATAGATACGCTTCTAAACGATAAGCATCATCAAATGTTGATGCAACTATTTCTTTAATTATCGATTTCTTATTAACAATCTTTCTAGGAAGATATACTATATCTTGCCCATACATTCTTAATTGTTCGTTTATAAGATCTTGAACAAGTCTTTGTTCACTTTGAGATCCTTGTAGAAAATAAGGATTAAGTGGCATATCATTATCCTATTAAATCGAGTGGAGGTAACTCGTACTCTGTTCTAAGTTCATATTCGATCTGTTCGATTTCTCTTACAGCATCATCATATATTTGTCTGCCATTCAATGAAACTCCACCTGGTAACATAACTCCTTGGAACTTCATTAAATTTTGTCCCCACTGTCTTTTAATTATGGCAACCAGATATCTCTTCAACCACCAATCATTGTAAATATCAGATGCATTTGCTGGATCTACTAGTCTATAACAATCTATAATTAGATAAGTATTTTTTGAAACTTGTCGCCAATCAATATCCATATACAATCTATGTTGTCTTTTGTTAAACCTAAGTTGAACATCTGGAGTAATAAGTCTACTTAAATCCTCAAGATAAGTTTTAACCATTGCATAGTTCATCAAATCAAGTGCACCATAGTAATATAAGTCATTTAAAAATATTTGATATTTAATATTGAATAAACCACTAGATATAGTGCTTTGATCCATTTTAAATACTTTTTCTACACCAAGCACATGATCAGGTAACTGTAAAAAGTTTTGTGTTTCTGTAAATGAAGGGTTAGTAACACCAATTCCTGAAGTTGCAGTTGTTGTAGTTATTCCTGATCTAAATGTTTCTAAATTATCTTCTGTTATTTCGTGCTTTAAAAAAGTTCTTTCTATTCCATCAAAATGTCTTTCTTGGAAATACTGAAGAGCATCATCAACTAGATCATCTATCTGATCATCATCTACATTTATTTCTAAAACTGGAAACCCTAATTTTCTTAAAGAGTAATCAATTAATTGTTGTCTACTTGATGGTTTCGTCATTTGCTATTAGACACCTCTTCTGGATATTTAGTTTCATAATCTTTTTGCATTTTTATGTTTATATCAATAAGTCTTTGCCTTTCCAATGCAAATTCTTGAGTCATAGTTTGAATTTTTGCTTCCAAAAATACGTTTTGATTTACTAATGTTGATAATCTTTGATTGTATAATTTCACTAATACATTAATGTCAACATCACTTTTTTGATCATCCATATTTTAAAAAAGTCCTCCATCGAGGGTATTTGTCCACTTTGGAACACCAGAAGCGTCTGTTGTTAGTACAAAGTTAGAAGTAGTTATACCAGCAGTAGTACCAGCAGAAACAACTGATTTACCAGTTGCATCAAAATACATGATACCATTACCACCTGAAGAATAATCACTACTTTGGAAATAAAGACCTTTAACATCAAGGAATCCTCTAACCCCAGTTGCTGAGTTTCCAGTAACTGATGCTTCAGGTATGTATGTCCATGACCTATCAGGAGCGTTACTGAGAGTATTTGAACTACCCTGATCTACGTAACCAAAGAAACCTGTTTTGTTATTACCAGATCCTGAACTTGTATTATAAGCGAATGAAATACCACGATCAGTATTAGTATCAAAAGCGTGAGTTACTGTTACTTGAGTAGTAGTAGAAATACCTGCGGTAGTTGTTCCTCCAAATGTAATAACCTTAGTAGAAGAATTATATCCAGTGACAGCAGTTGTTCCAGAACCAGGCAAACCAGCTACAGTAAGAAGATCTCCAGTATTAATTCCAACGATAGAATCAACAGTGATAGTAGAAACACCAGATGCAACCGTTGCCATAACAGTTAATTTGCTAGTAATATCACCAACATGCATGATTGGATCATTAAGAGTAGCATTAGTAGAATTAACAGTTGTTGTAGTACCATCTACTTGTAAACTACCTTTAACAATAACTAAACCATCACTGCTTAGACCATCTGGATATGGGTCAATGTATAGAGTATTACCACCACCAGATTTCGTGCTAATTACATTAGATGAAATTCCAATATTATCAACAGTTAGTCCAGCATCAGTTCCAGAATTTACTATTTCAAGTGTGGTATTATAAACCCACGGAGCACCTGTTACTTGAATTTTATTAGTTCCATCTTCATCGTACTCAATTTTTGCATCTGCAGCAGATAGACCATCTGCACCACCACCAAATCCTAAGAAAGTATCATCAGGTATATGAACTTCTCCTGAACCATTTGGATTAATTGCTATATGAGCATCTGTAGTTTGAGATGATAAAGTTCTTCCATCTAATCTTAGGTCATCTACATTCCATTCATCAACTTTTCTATTTGAATCTAGAATTGCAACAAATCCATTTGCTGCTGTTGTAGGGTTTGCCTGTCCTGCAACCAAACCTGGTCCAATGCTTAATAAATCTGTGAAATATCTACCACCAACTTCCTGTGGGTTTGAACTATTATCACCAGCAAATAACCTACCACCTTTATTACCGTGGGTTCCTACTCCAATGGTAAGTCCTAATTCACCAAAATTTAAAGTTCCTGGAGCATTAGTTCCCGTTGATCTTTTTACTCTTATAATACTTGCCATGACTAGAAGCTACCTCCGTTAATGTCCAAATTCTGTGTTGTTCCTGGTGTTAAATCTAAAGTTGTTTCAAATTTATTAGTTGAGGCATTAAAAACAATAACCATTCCATTGGATAATCCTCCCGAAATGTCAACATCACTTAATCCTGCCAAAGTTCCTCCAGCACCACCAAAAGTTGCTGGAACTTTTATTGCATTTTGAGAACCTATTCTTACTTTAATGTCTGCCATTTGTTTTATTAAGTGGTAGTAACTCCAGCAGTAACTATTGCACTGCCTTCAACGACTCTTGTTTTAGTTGAACCATCATTCAAAAGTAAATCATAACTATATCTTCCTGCTTTCAATACATTAGTAATCGATGATCCTAATGATATTTTCACTTGCCCTTGAGGTCTATTAGGAAAAGATACTGTAAATGTTGCAGCAGTTGTCAATGAAGATGCATGTTTCTTCATTTTTGATGCACCAGTATAACCAGTCAAATCAAGAGGTGCATTGTTACTTCCTTCAAGGTTGAATGTCTGATTGAAATCAGCACCCACATCGATTACTATGTTACTAACATATGCTGCCATTATCTGAACATGTGATTTTAGTCTTACCTATATTTATAAATCAGTCACATACAATAGATTTTAAAAGTGATTTGATTTCATTCAAATCACCTTTTATTGTGTCTACGTCTGTTTTTAACCTCTCAAACTCTTTCTTTTCCTTATATTTTTGCTCTGATATTCTCAAAAAATTTTCGTATTCACTTTTGTTGTTATTAACTATGGCATTTGAGGACACATCTCTTACAAGACTGTCCTGTGCCTCAACTTTTATGTATTTTTTCATTATTCACCTTGGAATGTTCTCAAAGCAATACTCCTAAAGTTCTTAATTCTAGGTGGTTTTGCTTGATTAGTTGATGTCATTATTAGTTTAATCATAAATCCATTAAACTGTGGAAGATTATCAGCAGTAAATTTATATTCACTAAAAGTATTATTTTTAATATTTGGTTTTACAAATTTATCAGATGATCCATCTTTATTAAATGGTGTATAAACTTGCCCCTCATTTGAACTATCATTTCTGAATAATTTGAATAATACTTTAATGTCCGCTTCCTCATCTCTATGTCCATCAAACTTAATAAACAATCCATTAGATGGGAACTCTAAATCAATCTTCTTAGTTTCATATACCGCATGGTGAGGATCCAATCCTGGAATTCTGACTATACTGTTATTTTCAAAGTCAGTTATGGGTTTATCAACTAAGTTACTATGAAGAATGACATTCAATCGAGTTAAGTCGATAAATGGTGATATATCTTCATTACTACTCTTTAATGTAAGTTCAAGACCAAATGATCTTGTATTTCCCAATAAATTAAATTCATTAGCTTCAGATGCAATAATTCTTGGTGTATCAAGTTCATTATTTTTATTCAGAGCAACATTTACAAATCCCTCATCATTGAAGGATGCTTCAGATCCATTGATACTTGTACCAGAAGTTGTTTTAACTCTTCCACTTAGGGTTGCACCTGTTGGAAGAATTGAAGTGACTTGTGGATTTACAATTTCAAATGGTATATTTTGAGATATCTTTAAGTTACCTCCACCACCTCTTTTGGTAGATTTAAAAGATTTGTTGGTATCAGCAATTTTTATAAAGTAACTATCAAATGTTTTAGTTCTAGGATCAATATCATGAGTAGTATTAATTTTTAGAAGAGAAACATCATTGAATTGATAAGTCGATACTAAATCATTTTGCTTATGATTTGATTTTAAACTATTATCAACTCCTCTTGATCCAATCGTAATTTGTTTCGTTGCAGTAGCAAATCCTGTATAAGAAATAATTTCCTTTCCAATCTTTAAATATCCAGTATTTGCTGTACTTACTTGTGAACCTTCAAAGTTTTCTAGAATACTAATATCAGAGACTACGAAATTAGTAGTATCATCATTTATTGGATCAGATAGTAATACAGGAGATACATCACTTTGGAAATCTACAATCTTAACTTTGTTTTGTGATGAATGCATTCCATGATTTTTATGATTAAACTTCATTGTAAATCCATCCTTAATTGGATCGTTAGGTACAGATATAGGTGCAGTAATAGACCCAACATGATCTGGAGATGAAGCATTATTACTAAAGTGAGTCATTACAGTTCCAGTTTTGAAAGGTCTGGTTACGTTATCAATCACAAGTAAATTAGTTAAAGTACCAATTCCTACAGTTGCTTTTGCAACACTTCCAATAAATCCTACTTGATTTGCAACCACTATGTCACCATTAACAAATCCTTTTCCACCATCAGTAACAGTAATTGAATTTATATCTCCACCACTCACGGTGACATTTGCAGTAATGGTATCACCAATTCCAGTAAGAGCAGTAAATCCTACACCAGCATATGTTCCATTTGTTAATCCTATTCCAGAAGCAGCAACAGATGAAAGACTAAGTGCTGGTCCACCAAAGGCAGATATTCTTCCTTCATCATTAATTCCACCATTTGCTTGAATAATTCTATCTCCTAATGTAAATGCTCTATTTGTAGTGGCGATAGATACAAATTGTGTTTGAGAGAATGATTCAACTGGATTTTCTTTTAATATTTTACCTAAAGGCAAATCTGTATTATTAAGTAAAATAGTTCCTGATGAATTAGTTATAAATTTTGCTTTATTTAATTTAAATTTTAAATCCTCAAACTGACTTGGTGTCCAAGTTGATGCATTTTGTGATTTAAATAATGATCCTAAAATTGGTTGTTTATCATTTAATTTTTTAGTTAATAAGTCAACCTCTCCCATTCTAGTGATAAAGACGTTGTACGCTTGAGTTTGAGCAGATAATACTAAAGCATACTCATAGTCTGATTGTAAGTATACAGGTGATTTAAAGGTGAATTTAGTACCAATACTACCATCATCTGAAGTTGTGATGGCAGATGGATCTATATCAACTTCTGCAAAAGGAACAATTGTTTTTGTGGGAACTCCATTTTGCATAGTTCTGATAGACACATTAAGTGGAAGAGTATCATCTTTAGTTCTAACAAAAACTTCTCCACTTGTGATGAATATACCATCACTAGATAGGATTGTACCGTCTGTTAATTTTCTTTGTCTTGGAACAGTAAATGATTGTGCTAATGGATCAGGATTCGGTATCGGTTGACTAGTGATTGATACTACACTTTCAATAATACTTTCACTAACTGAAACTTTAGTTACTGGTTGTTCAGCAATTTGAATTTTATCTACTTGAGCAGTTTTAAATGAAAGTATTTGTTCTTGTGTTGTTTGACTAAATCCAGTAGCGTTGTAAACCGTTTCAGCAGATACTTCTCCAGGTAATAGACTCAAATCATTTGTAGGACTTGAAGTTAATCTAATTGTATTTGCACCTGTGGTAAATTTATGATTACTCTCAATCTTAGGATCTGGTATATGTAATGAAAATATAAGATCACCACTTTCATCACTAATTAATTTAATACTATCTACCTCTGCTTCAGCAGTTCCAGTGCTATTAACAAGAACCATTCCTGGTGTAACATATCCAATTCTATCTGGTTTAACAAAATCTGCTAAGTCGGAAGTATCTACATTCAAAGTAGTGCTTGTGCTCGAATATACAGAAGTTAATGATGAACCATTATAAGGTTCAATGGTGTATATGGAACCAGATCCAAAACCATCTTCTGGAAATGTTGAAGTTGGGGAGTTGAATGCTCCAAATTTGTGATTTGCTTGTGCTACTCTAAATTTAATATCTGGTTGTCCTAAAACTTGAGCCGCAGCTGCAGATTCAACAATATCATTAACAGCAAATGATCCTTTTACCATTGTGATGGGTAAAAGTTTAGGAACACAGAAACCTGTAAGATTTACATTTTCCATAAAAACATAATATCTTGTATTTGGTTTTAATTTTTTACCAACAACTTCAATATTTCTTGATCTAACATTGTATAATACATTAATATCAATTACTTTTTCACCAAGACTAAATTGCTCATTCTTTGGAGTTACTTCTAAACCAAAAGTTGTTTCAACACCTTTCTCAGTAATAGTTTGAGTTTGTTTTATATCATGTGATGATGTGGTTACTATATTATTACCTATCTGTGTTGAACTTGATGTCTGGTTAACAATCTCGTTTGTAAGTTGAGTTTCAGATCCTGTCCATGTTGTTTCTGAAGAGTTAAAGATACTTGCTGCCATTCCACCATTTTCACCAACACCTAAGATATCAGAAAGACCCTCGTATATTGAATCAATCTTTACTATATCAGGAGTTGCTAAAGGAATTTCTTCAATCCAAAAATCTGTTGCAGGATTTAATTCAATTGATCCAACATAACTTGTTACTAAAAATGGGTTTACATTTTCAACTCTAGTTGCATCAGATTGACTTATAAATTCTACCTCATCAAATTTTAAAGTTAATACTGAACCATTTCGAGTAATATTGGGAGAAGCAAAATCATCTACAACTGAGTAATCTGCTGTAGTTGGAGATTCCTTCGTAGATTTAGTTTCAAATCCTAATGCAGCATTTCTCTCTGTTGTTCTAGGTCTTAATTCTGCTTTTGAAAAATCAATATCAAAATTAGAATCTCCTATTAAATTATGAGACTTGTGACTTCTAAAGTTATCAACAAAAAATCCAGACTTAAATTTATCTAATCCAGTATTTGGATCTTTTATTGATAAATTATTAGTATCAGTTTCAAGTAAATTTAAAGTTGTATACTCCTCAAGACTTCTAATTCTATTCTCAAGACTACCAATATCCTTCATGGTAAACCTCTTATGAGGAATTAGACTAACCTGTGAATTTAAAGTAGCATTCACAGTATATGGTGACATTGAAATTATTGCAACTTCAAATGCTTCATCGTTTGGTAAAGGTGCTTTTGGAAACTCTGATGGTTCTCCTTTCTTTAATTCAAATATACCATTCTTTGTAAGATATAATCTATCAATTCTACCAAGGTAATAATTATAATCTAGTCTAATTGCTTTATTTGAAACTAATGTTTCAGACGAACTATTAGTAAAATTCCTACTCAAGAATGCAAATGGTGATATATTATCAGTTTCTGCTTGAGAACCAGCATATGGAGCTACTCTTGGTCTGTAATCAATGTAATCAGATGCTCTAGTTGCTCCTATTAAAGGAACCTCTTTAGAATAGTCTAATCCATTATAACTATTAACTGTTTCAATTGTTCCACTAGACTCATCATTTACATAATTATCAAATATAATTTTAAGTCTTCTTGATGGAGCAGAAACATCTTTTTTTCTAATAATTCTACCATAATCTACAAATTCTAATCTTTGTCCGTTATCAACTTCATAACTTGATAATAAATTCCTATCACCAATTATAATTGCACTAATTTGCGATACAATACCTGAATCTCTTAATGTAATATTTTCTCCAATCTGAAATACTTTATCATTTTCATATACAAAATCTACTTGTTGTCCACCAGGAACAATAACAACACGCCCCACTGCACCAGAAGTTGCTCCAACAAACTGCTCACCAACAACCACATTATTTGTGAACGTATCAGTTTGAGATGAAACAGTTATTTGTGGTAACTGTGGATCACCTGAATCATTTGATTCAAATATCGCTAATACTCTGTGTATATCTGAAAGATTTAATGATATCTCTTCATCTTGAACTCTGGTTCCATATACTCTATTAAATACTAATCCATCATCAAATGAAGTTAATGTAGTTCCTGCACCAGCACCCTCAAATTTAGAACGATTGATAATTATACTGTTACATCTGTTAATTGTTTTATCTTTAGATGTTAACTTATTTCTCTTACATAATGCTGTTAAAGTTGCAGTACCTGCTTGAGTTAATCCATTTACGGTAAATGTGGTCTTTGCAGCGTTAAATGATGTTTGTGGAAGTCTTATAGTTTCTCTCTGTCCATCCTGATACACTAAACTATAATCTACTTCTGTATATGGTTCAAATGTTAGATCATTATCACCAAGATCTGAAATGTTAAATGTAAATGATCCTGTATCTATTCCAGATTTTGTGATTTGTTTTCTAACAAAGTAGTCACTCTTTAATAAGTTAACTGAAGATATAAACTGATTTGATATTGGTAATAGGTATCCAGGAAAATCACCTTGTCTTAATTCTGGAACTACTATTTTGGGACTACCAGGACTACCTGCAACAACTGCACCATTAGAAACTCCAGCAACTGAAGTTGTTGCAAATAAAGTAATACTATCTTTTGCAACTGCAGAAACTCTGTTTAAAATTGGTAAAGTAACACTAGACATAGCATATGATATAATATCACCAACTTTAACAAGAGTTCTAAAGTCAGCAACACCACCACAAGTCATTGTACCAGTTTGATTCAATCCAGCACCACTAACTGAGTCAACATTAAATTCATCACCAGGGTTAAATGGTCTAACCTCTCCAGTTAATTCTGTATTCGCAAGGAATAGTTCACCACCACCAACAGCAGATGAAACTGATTTGACATCAGAAAATTCAAAGTCAGTTGAAACACCAACATTTCTACCGATACTGACACCATTTACTTCAAGTGGTTCATTAATTTGAAAGTCACCTTTTGTATTATAAAGAACTATGTTTGATTGATTAGATAAAGCAGATCTTAAGAACCCTGTAGATCCACTAAATTTTCCTTTTACATAGGAATCTTTAGCAGCAGTAATTGCTGTACCAACTGTGATTTCTGTAAATGTTTGAATATCGTATAATCTTAAATCGAATTTTTCGGTTGATACACCAACTTGAAACTTTTGATTGAAGTCATATGCTCTTGCAAGACCTATTTCTTTGTCTCCTGATACAAGTGCTGCTGATGCACCTGTTCCTTGTATTCTACGATCATGTAATACTACAAGATCTGTTCCGAATCCAATTTTTGGTGAATTAGATACATTATTGAGAGTTACAACGTTACCTGCATTAACAGGAACGAACTGTGTTTCCTTCTTACGGGTCGTTCTTGGTTTTAATGAGTCAATACCAGTTGTACCTATTTTATCGATCTCATAACCTCGTACATATGCCTTTCCTGGGGAAACCTGAATAGTGTAAATTTCATCTGATGGTGTATTACCATTTTGAGTTACTTCGTTTTCAAAATATAAACCCCTATTTGATATTCTGTCATTTAATGACTCACGAATATCAAGACTAAATGGTTTTGTATAGTAATCTCCTGATTCATCATATGTTCTTCTTGCTAATTCTCTTTCAAATATATTTAAATCTGTAGTATTAACAATATTTTCTAAAATACCATCTTTTATTCTAATTAACTCAACAAAATTTTGATCTGTTGAATCTGTTAGTGCTTTTTTAACTAATGTTGTTGATATTTTAAATCTATCAGCACCTGGAGCAGATTCATTCGCAAAACCAACTGCATTGTCAAATAAATCAGAGTTTGCTTTTGATGCAGTTATTATCTCTTCTTTTATTGATAAACCAACTTTATATGAAGGTGAATTTGTATATTGATCTAAAATAACTGTAGATGTCGGAACATTTACAAAATAACCACGAATAAAATATATTCCTTCTGAAACTGAAGCAGAAGAACCAGTTGATGTAGCATTTGTGTCTATACACTTAGCAAAAGTAGAATTCGCTTCAATACTTGATATAGAGAAGTTAATATCTGAAAGAGTAATTAAATTTTCTCCATCAGCAAACTTATTTTGTTCACCATCAGTTCCATTTGAAACATATTTTACATATATTGTATCTACATCATCTGTCGATTCTGTTTGTGTAAGTCTATTAACAACTATCGCAGTCACACCAGATGTTTCTCCTTTTATCTTAATTCCACCATCTGCTAATACTTTTGTATATTCTTGTACTGGAATATTTAAAAAGAATGGATCCAATTTTACCGCAGGAAAAGAAATATCAAATGACACCCCACCAGGAATGACCATCGAACCTTCTTTAAAAAAATATTGTCCAAATTTCTCTATTTGATTTTGAAGAATTGATTGTAATGTAGTTAATTCTCTAGATTGAACAGGAAATCCAGGTTTGAACAATACTTTTTGATAATTTTTACTCTCAGAAAAATCATCAAAGTATGGGGAAACATTTAAGTTGGTGTTCTGTGTCATTTCTTTAGAATTCTACTACGATTTTTACTTCTTCCTTCTGAGAAGACGACCTAGTGATAGGTGCTCTATTATCAATATAAATCACTTCTCCCGAATGCCTGTTAAAATCAGGAGGTGCAATACCATCATTAAAAGTTTGTCCAAGTTCTATAATTTTTGAACCAGTATTGATACTATTTTGATTATCAAAATTAGTATCTACAGTCAAAGTCGAACCAGAAAATAAAGGATCACTACAATTTATAGAAGTATCTACACCTACAAAATCTAATAATTTTCTTCCAGCAGCTGATATTGTAGTTAATCCAACAGGTTGATAATATCTTAGAATACCAGTATCCTTATTCCATGATGCAACATAACCAACTGCAGTTGATCCAACACCAACTGATGATACAGTTTGATTTATCTGTGCATTTATAGGATAATTAGTTCCACTAGTTGTTGCTCCTGCACCAGCTTTTAATTTTAAAGCACCAAGAGCAGTTGCAGTTGATGTATCTAGCGGTTCAGTATCACTACCAAATTGTATCGGATTTTTAATTAATCCAACACGAGCAAAATTATTACCAGTCACATAATCAGGATCGGCATCATACTTAGAATAAACCATAACTCGATTTCCACCAAGTTCTCTATAAATATCAGCACCATGTCCGTCTTGTGGAGGTATAATTACCTCAAAGGTTGCTCCAGTTCCAGCAGATAAATTTGCTAACAATGATGGTGAAAAATCAATAAATGCTTTCGTATAACCTGTCCCACCATTTGTTACAATAACTGTATCCACAAATCCATTATTAAGTGTAACTGAAACAAATCCACCATATCCATCTCCAAGTATAGGAACATTAGTAATAGTTCCTGTACCAGCTCCAGATCCGCTAATACCAGTTATTGAATATGCAGATCCTCTTGCAGTAATTAAAACAGTTTCAATTTTTCCTTTAACTGCAGCACTCTTTACACTTGTTGTTGAACTATCTCCCCATTTTTCTGGTAAAGGTATGTAACTATCAGTTGCAAACTTAACAACGTCTGAGGGTGGTATTGTATACAAATACTTCCAAAGATAACCATCAGACCCTGTTCCTGCTTGTTGTGGAGTCACATCAACAAAATTTGGTTCTGCCAAAGATTTTTGCCCTTTATCAAACTCAGGATTAGCACCATTATTCAAACACTCATAGACTTTAAATTCAGAGTTTACGATATAGAATTTAGATCCATATAATGTAGAAGAAGCAGATTGTGGGGATTTATTGTTTATGTCATAATTATTTTTATACATGTCATAAGTTATACCCAACTCCCAATTATATCTTCTTACAACTCTCCTAACATCTGTAGCGACAACTCTTTTTAAAAAAAGCATGCTATCATGATATAAATTTTCTTGTTGAAATGAATCTCTAGGTGATGGAGTTCCATTAGTGGTTCCCCAATTAGTATCACCATAATCACCAATTGTAACATTAGTTGGATTTGGATGACCTAAAAATGTGTAGTAATAATTTGTAGTAGTACCAATTCCAGTAAAACTTTGGGCAAAAGTTTCAGCATTTAATATTCTAAATTGGTCAGTGATTATGGCTGGCATTGCTATTGTTTTTTGACTATTTATACCATAATAAAGAGTGTTAGTACTCAGTCTTCAATTTGACTATTCTAGACACATGAGCAGACGTATCTACACCGACAGTTCCTTGTTGATTAAAGAAACTGAAAGCATGAGAATTGGGTGTTCTTGTTACTTCAATTGATCCCCAACTATAATCACCAAATTCAGTAATATGATTCACTGCACTGGTGTTTATTCCTGCCACACTATTTACATTTGAAAATACTCTAAGAATTGAAGATCCTATTGAAACATGATGATGAGCATAGAATACATTATCTATAAAGGCAGTTCCAATTGCCACTGTAGTACCTGCAGTTACACCTATAGAAGTTACAGCAGTTCCTACTATAGAATTTCTAACAACAAAGAAATCACCTGTTTGGATTCCAGATCTTCCCTTACCACTATCGCCAATAATAATAGGATCTGGTTTCAAATCAAATATAATGCATTTTTTGGATGCCATATTTAATCCACTAGCACTTACTGCAACACCCACTATCCTTCCATAGTCACCATTAAATATGACATTTTCAATATCTTCATCATCTGCTTCTTGTGGTTCAATTATTACTATTGGTGGATTTGCAGGATCATAATTCGTACCAGCATTAGTAATCGTTACTGATGTGACTACCCCAGAAGTGATTGATGTTGTTGCTTTTGCTGTTACACCTGATCCAACTGGAGCATATTCAGTTTCTGGATATGGTTTTGGAGGTTCATGTATAGAAATTAAAGGTGCTGATTTATATCCAGATCCCCCATCATTTATTGCAATAGAACTGATAGTTCCGTTTGGAGCAACAATAGCAGTTGCTAATCCAACTGTTGGTCTTTCAGAAGAAACTATTCTGATATTATTCCTACTTTGACCTTGATCATCTACTTTTTGGAATATAGGGTACGTATTCTCAACATATATTTTTGTATCATTTGCTGCAACAGGTTGAATAATATTTGTAGCAGGATAAAATTGAGATTGCAGATAATTTCTACACTTATCAATCTTTGCACCATCAATGATAATATCCTCAGTTTGCTTCTTCCAATCAACTGGTCTCTTTAATGTATTATCTGTAACAATACCTACTCCAGAATAAATTTGTGTTTCAACTGTATCAGCAGAAATTAGTTGATATACTATTCTTGGATCTTGCCCAGTAGTATTTTCATATTTTTGTAATTGTAAAGCATCACCAGGTTTTATAGTCTGATCTACATCAATTTGAACAAAATCGTCATCAGATCCAGTATAAAAGTAAATTCTGCATGAACTACCTGTTTTTGGTGCTTCTAGGAATTCTATTCTAGTACCACCTGTAAAGGTGTAATCAATATTTGGTCTTTGAAGTACATCGTTTATGAATATGAATAAGTTATTTGGAAGAATAACACCAGATCCTGGTCTTGCAACAATACTATAAAATTCTTTTCCTGAATCTTGAGTTCTTGTAAACAAGAATGATTTTCTGAATCCATTGAATAAATTACTAAAGTCATCCAACTCAAGTAACTGACCAAACGTCCATCCAGAGAATTTATCTTGAAATTTACTCTTTATTGTAAGATTGAATGGTGAAGTGGAAACTCCTGCATTATATGGCAATTGATCTAAACTTAAAACATCTCCAATGCTGTATCCTAATCCACGTTTTGTCATATCAAATGATATTATACTTCCTCCAGTTCCAACCACTACATCTATTGCAGCACCACTACCCGTACCACCACTCAATACTAAATTCTTATATGGGAATGGAGAGTCAATTGTAATTGAAGGTAGATCTGATGATGTATATCCAGTTCCAGGATTAACCAGTGTTAATGATGTCACAACTCCTGCTGTTACTGAAGCAGTAACCACTGCATCTACTCCACCACCAACTCCAACATTAATTGTTATAGTATTAGTAGTGACTGCTGTAATTGTGGTTGTTATTCCAGCAACAGGGTCTGTTGATCTTGGGTATGGGTGATCTGATGAGTAATTATCTCTCGAACATCTAAATGTCAAAGAGTTATTATCAATAGAAACTGTATTAGCAGTTGTTAATCCATGATTAGGAATTGTAAGTGTTAAAACACCTGATTTTGAATCATAAATTGCATCTGTTGGTGTTAATTGAGCACCACCAGTAACATTAACTGAATTTGCTGCAGATTCTATAAATCTATGATTGAAATGTCTTTCAGTTGCCCCTATAGAAACAAGTGGATTTGATATGTAACCACTACCACCAGTTACTAATCCTACTGAGGTAATTGTACCTGCAGCAGATACAATTATATTTGCCACTGCCTGATATGGTGTTTGGAAATTCTGTCCAGTGCTAACATCAAACTGATCTATTCTACCACCTCTCGGTGTTTTACTATTATCTGTAGCAACTGTATTTCCATCAGTATCGAAAGAACCAGTAAAGATTATAGTTTGTCCAACTCCAGTTACCCGATAATCTGATCTAGTAATAGATCCAACATCACTATAGAATGGTTTTTGGAATATATTATTAATTAATACTGCACCAAATGATGTATTAATACCTTGAATACCTGTAACTGTAGATCCATAACTAGTCAAATTAAATGTTCTTCCAATACCATTGAAACTTTCTGAAATATCATCAATTATGAAATTGTTATCGTAATTTAATCTAAAAAACGCTCTACCAGTAAATGTAGAATTAGTTGTAAGAGTTCCAATACCAATTGGACCATAAGGAGCATCTGAGAAGTGAATAATTCCTTTTTCTATTCTATAATCACCAGATACTGCAGTCACTGCAGCACCAACTGTATGAGCAGCAGAAACAGTTCCCATCACACCTCTAATCACATTTAATGAGTTTGTAGATCCTATTCCAACTAAATTTATTTTCATAACTTCATCATTTATTTTAATTAAATCTTTTCCTTTTAAATCTGATATATCATGTAAGAAAACTCTATCCGTGCCTATGGAAACCTGAGAAGATAGTGTTAGGGGTAATATTTTTTTAGCAAGAGGACTTTGAATAATGTTATCAATACTGATAAAACTTCTAATAGTTGCTACATCAGTATGAACTTCAAGTGTATGATTAGTTCCTACATCATTCAAATTAGTAAATGTAACAGCAGTTCCAGCAGCAGCATCACTTGTACTTATTGCAACTTTAATTTTATCTTTAGTAATTCTAATTGGAAATACATCTGGAGGTAAAATATTAGTATTTCCTATTCCTGGAACAGAAGTTGTAACAATACCAATTGAAGTATTACCAACACCAGAGTAAATTAATCTTTCACCAGTATTAAATTCATGATCATTGATATCAATTTCTTGTCCGCTAACATCAGTTACTGGATTAAATGCTTTGATGAATACTGTTTCTCCACCAGATAGTAAAGTAAAGGTGCTTAATCCAATTATATTTCCACCAGTGGTTGTTGAAATACCAGTAAACTGGGGACTTATATCATCAATCATTAAAACTTTATTTGTTACAGATTCATTATAATCAGTGATAATTGAAGACTCAAATGACATTACTTTTGATAAATTAGAATTATTAGTATCCTCTGTAGCAAAATCATATTGACTTATTCTATGAACCGATGCTTCATTTTCAACATTTAATGTTAACTTAATTGTTGTACTAGCAGTTGTAATACCAACATTGTCTTCATTTAGTAATTGATAATCAGAAAAATTCTTGTAACCAGAAACATGTGCTAGACTATCAATAGGTTCTTTCCATGTTTGATAAGGAACTTCACCTTTTACAGAGTATGAAAATCTTTGATAATAATCATTATCATGCAATCTTTGAGTATTGACATTTAATTTTCCTTTATCATTTTCCCAATCAATATTTTTATTAACTGATCCTGACACCTCTAAATCAAAATTAAATTCAAATATATCTTCGATAGTTGCTTTTGCTCCATCTACAGAACCTGATATTTGTTCATTTTTAGTAAATGATCCAACAACATTTTCTAATTTTAATAACAATGTACTTTCATCCCAACCCCCTTCAACAACCATTCCAGTTGCATTCCCTTGTGTTATAGTTTCTCCTTCTAAGAATTTGACTTTTTCAAATTGTGGATCGAATGAAGCAAGATCATCTTTCTTAATTACTCTACCAAATTCATTATTTGCATCATAAGTTCCACCAGTAGTTCCTAAACCAACTATAGAATATTTTACAAATTCTGCTCCAGGAATTGTTCCAATTCCAGACTCTGTGTTTAAAATTGTGAATATTTTAACATCATAGTCAACTGAATTATATCCATCACCATCACCCAAATTTTTTACATTTTCTACAAATATTTCATCACCTCGTGTGAATGGGAATCCTCCAGTTGGGAATCCAACAACAGGTGCTCTTAATGCTAATTGATTTATTTGACTTCCTGTTTCCACAAAAGATTTTGTTTGGAAATTACCAGCACCTTGAATAACACCAACACCATTTGAGTTAACTGTAGGTATAATTTTTAAATCATCATTAAATCCGCTATCATTAGTTACTATGGATACCGTCTCAACAGAACCACCAACTAGAGTAGTCTTAAATGAAATATTGGGTTGACCAACTGCAATTATTTTAGGGGGAGTAGTATAATCCTGTCCACCAGTTTTTATACCAATACTCTTCAATGTAAATGCATTTTTTAGTTTCAGAATAGTATATGCATCCGCTTTTGGTGTTAAAGTTTTATTATTTGTAAGTTCTAAACCTTGATCTAAAACAGTGGCAGCACGAATTTGTCCGATGTCATCAGAATTAACAGAAAGTATACCATCTATACCTGTAGTGCTTCCGATTGAAGAAATATTAGGTAATTCAGTAAGTAAGTTTCCAGAATTGATAATTTCAATTGAATTTATTCCACCCTCAATACTAGTAGAATCTGAACTATAGAATGCGGTGCTAAATCCTGTTGAATCATAAGAAGTAACTTCAGCAGTTCCAGGAAGTGTAAAAGATATAGTTGTACTACCAACTCCAGTTACTCTATGTTCTTTATTAAATTTACTTTCTACAAATGATATTTTAGGTTTATTTTCAGTTTCACTATAAACTGAAGATGGAAAAGTATTCGTATAATTATCATCAAGTCCTTCAATTCTATAAAATAATTCTGGCAATTCTGTTGTATTAGAAATTGTTATTTTAGTGTCTACGTTTGAATCACCAAAACTACCTGCAGTGGTAATACCAGTTGAGTTAAATTTAGATTTAAACTGATCATCTCTATAAAAACTTAAAGTATATCCACTTAGAGATGGATGAGACATACCAATTGATACTGTATTACCTTTTATAATTTCTATTGGTGGAGTAATTTTAGACAATTCATGAGTTCCTGCACCATTGTCAGTAAATTCAATATTTTCATATGGAAATGCTTTTTTAGATGAATAAAAACTATCTGTTAATCGTATGGTATCTTTGTCTATTCTAATAACATGATAAATGTTGTCGTTAAGTAATGGATCTAATAAATCTCCAGAATTTGAACCAACATATATTACTGAATCACCAGTTTTAAAATCATGATCGTTAATTGTTATAGTAGATACTGTAGAACCAACTCCTACTGCAGACGGTGCGAATGTAACTGGATCAACAACCAATCTATTTAAAACTTCATTATATTTGAATAAAAACTCTTGTGTGTTATTTGGAGAAATGTTTAATTTAAAATCATTACCAGCAACCAACAAATGTTGATCGTCTGTAATTAAAGTCGCAGCAGTTTTAGTTGCTTTACCAGTTATATTATCTCTTATAGTTTCGATTTTGTGATTACTACCAGTTACTTGATCAGTAAAGAAAATCAAATCACTGCTAAATCCTACTATGTTTGTAGTTGACAATCCAATAAAGTCATTATTGAATTTTACGCATATTAAAGGTTCAATTGTGCTTAAATCAAATGGATTTGCTAAACTAGCATCTAAACTTGATTGTACAATACCCCCATCAAATGAAGTTACTTTTAATTTATCTCCAGTTTTAAATTTATGCCCTGGGAGAAAAATTGAATTTGGAATTGACGAATTTATTGTAGCGGTGCTTGTAAATCCAGTAACTATGTTATTTGCAGTGCTACCAATACCAACAGATCTATTATAATCAATTCCATCAATTGTTAGAAAAGATGCATCAAAAAATCTAACTTCATTCGGTTCTATAATTTTATTTTCTAATTTTTCTTTTATTTTGAAGGTAAACTCTTGAGGTAATAATGTAACTTCAGAATCAACAAGATGTGCAGACTCTACATTATTGTGCTTTCTAACTACATTATATCTGTTATTCAAATCATCAATTATAGTAATTAACATCTGTTCATTACCTATTTTAAGAATATCATCTGGTTTAAATTTTTTAGAAACAGTTGGTTCTTGTAATCTAACAAATGTATTGATTCCAGTCGCAACAGTATTTCCCATAGCAACTGTTAAATTTGTTTTTGAAGTAACAACTCCAACAGTTCTAAATCCTTCAATATTTTTATATACTGAAGATGAAATACCAGATATTTCCACAAGATCAAAATCTTTATAGTTGTGAGGGATAGTGCTAAATGCTGTAACGTTTTTATTTTTAATTGTAAATGACAAATTAGTTTCTGTCACTTCTGAAGTTGCAACAGAAACGATTGTTTTTCCTAAAACATCTTTAATTTTAGCACTAGCAACACCTGATTGAAAATTAATTAATTCATTGACCTTATAATTTTCACCAGATTCAATAACACTAACACTTGATATACCTGATTTAGTAACTGAATCAATTTTCAATGTAACTTTTGAATTAGTTGCAGTTGCTAAGAACGGGTAATCTCTATATTTTTCATTAATTCCTAATGGAGTTATATTTCTTTTATATAAACCACTATTTAAAGTTAAGTCATCTTGTTTATTAAAAACACTGTAATTAAATGAATCTGTAGCATCTTTATGATTAAAAGTAATATATGGGAAGGTTGGAAGTTTAGTTGTATTGTCTATGGTAGAAAAATAAGCATAAGTTCCATTTGGAAAATCTTGATTAACAATAAATCTACCATTATGCTCATCTAAATCTCCTTTACCAGTATAAATGTAATCATCAATAAGATCTCCTTGAGAAAATCCTGAAGGTCTTAAATTGGTGCTTATTCCAGGATTAATAAGTTCATAACTAGATTTTAATCTTTTTATTCCACCAGTTCCCGTTGAGTCTGGAATTGCTTTTGAATTACCAATAGATCCATATATTGGATTTCCATCATATGCCCAACCTAAAATAGGAGAATGTCCAGTTCCAGCATCTCCTGGATTCAATTCTTGTAAAGTGTTTATATCTAAATTATCATTTAATATTTCTCTAATTTTCTTTGGAGGATAAAAAGAACAAATTTTATTTCCTTTATCTTTAGTTTCAGATTTAATCTGAACTGTATCTTTATATGTCTCCCTATTAGTTCCAGTTAATAACCAATTATATCTTTCTACATTATTCAGTTGCCATCTATGCAATTCGGATCCAAGAATACATCCAGATCCAAATGGAACCACATTTAATTTAGTTTCACCAGTAACTGCTGAATAACCTTTTCCTTTATTTAATATTTCAATCGAGGTTATCGAACCATTAGAAACAAATGCCCTTAATTTCGCAAATTTTCCAGAACCTTCAACGAAAATTTCAGGTGCAGTTGAATAATTTGTTCCACCACCAACTATTACAACATCACTAATTTGACCTAATACATTAATAACAGGGAGAAGTTCAGCATTTTTTCCAGTTTCTATAGATATGTTTGGTTTTCTTATAAAATTAATAATATTTGCTACTCCATATCCAACTCCACCAGATTCCATAAAAACATTACTAATTTTACCTTTTACAACCGCTTCTGCTGTTGCAGTGTAATATGATGGTGAAATAGTGCTTCCTAGTCCAGTTGGTCCACTAATTGTAACAGAAATATCTGGATAATTAAAAGTATGACTGCCAGATCCTAAAGTGGTTAGATTTATATAAACTTTATTATTATAATCTGTTTTATTAGTGCTTAACTTAAACTTATGATCATTTACTACTGTTACAATATAATTTGTCGAGTTTGTTAAACCACCAATAGCAGTATTTGATGTTGTATACTTTATTGAATCATTGTTTTTAAAATTATGATTTTTAGCATAAATGCAATTATCAAAAGTACTAATTCCAACAAAAGTTTTAAATATATCTTCTTGATTTTGTGGTGGATACTTTGTACTTGATACAACTACTTTATTATTTTGATATCCATTACCACTATTAACTACAGCTATTTCAGCAACTCTACTCCTATTTCTTTTTGATGTAAATACATGATCCTTTGTTGACTCCGAAAACTGTAAAAGGTCAATTGTATTGATTCCTGCACGAGCATCTGACTCAGAAATATGAATTTTAAACGCTTTAGGGTCTCCAGGGAAATGAGATATAAAATAAGTACCACCTTTAGATAATAAACTAGTGGAAAATCCAATATTTGTTGCACCAACACCAAGTGGATCTCCACCAGCAGTATAAGTTACTTCTTCACCATTTAAAAATCTATGATCTTCGTCTAAAGTAATTTTATCATTAAGCAAATCAACTTTAAGATCATTGAATGATACAGAATGTTTAAATCCTTCCATTCTAATGTTAGTTATTGCTCCAGAACCATTTCCACCACTTATGGTGACTGATGGAGTACCAAAATAATCAAAACCTTTATTTGTCAGAATTATTTCTTCTATTTTACCTTCATGAACATGAGTATTTGCAACAGCAGAACTTCCAAATGAATCTGCAATCGAAACATTAGGTGGAGATACAACACTATAATTATTTCCTTGATCTAAAACTATAATATTATCAATTTGTCCATAAAATACAGAATCTTCTGATATTGGAGAGTGATATTCAATTCCATTTAAACTTAATCCTATCGGACCAGTGATATTTTGGTTATTTTGGTTATTTTCTGGATTTTTAAGAATTCTCCTAAAATTATTTTGATTTTCTAATTTTGTTACTACATTACCAATAGGAATTGCTGGAGTAATTTTATGAGAGTCAGTGGCAGTAGATCCTGTTATTGATATTGTATTATTTAAATATAAATTTTGAGCATTTAACGCTAATTTTATATTATTTGGATCTACAAACTTTACAAAATATGTTCCAGTAGTAATTCCACTTATTCCACTATTGGTTGACTGTGGTTGATAGTATATTTTTTCTCCATTTAAAAATTGATGAGTTGGTATGTTTATATTATCACCACTTACATTATTTGAACCAAAAATTTTTGATCTATCAGTAGATTGTATTGCACTATCTGATGGATAACCAGAAAAAGCAACATATGTGTTATTATCTTCATCTAAAAATGTATTTTGAATGTTAGAAACTAAAAATTCAAGATTAAGATTCGATGATGCAAATTGTAATCTTTTTTTGATGCTCAAAATTCCCATACTTGGTGCAACACTCTGATTCTCATTTCCGACATAACTAAACTGTGTATCAGATGGTGTAGAGGAAATTTCAACATCAGAAATTAAAACATTTCTTGTTTCTTTATCTAAAATATCAATTCTATCACCTTTATGTAAAAAATGTTTATCTAAAGTTTCAAGACTCTTTGTTACTGTTGTTGGTTGTACAATTTCAAGAAAAGAAACATTATTGTAAAACCAAGTATTAAATTTTTTATCTGAAATATCTGTTTTTTCTCCAAGATATTTTAATTTGATATCTTCCTGTTCTTTGAAGAACTTAGTATTCTCAAAATTAGTGGAAACATTAGATATTGCTCCCATGACACGCATTTTGCATATTTTAGTCGTGTCATTATTTTCATATCCAAAAATAAACACATTATCTATAATTGGTGTATTCTCTGATAAAGTAATACTAGCATTGGTGTCAAAAAATTGATTATGAGATTGAGATTGATATGTGACAGGAGTGTAAGTTTCTGAAGAATTAAGATATAAGAATCCAGTTGTGGTTGTAAACCCAACTGTTGAGTCTACAGTAACAACTGATGTTGTTGATGCTGTTCCAACAACTTGAGTTTTATTATTTACCTTGAAAGTTCCATCCATAGAACCTTTAGATAAAGAAATTCGATGATATTTCTTACTTCCTAAAAATATTTCTTCTACATTACCAACTGCACCTGTAGCAGTTGGAGAAGTTAATGATTCTTGAAAAATTACTGTTTGCTTTAAATTTATTGGATCACCTTCAAGTGCTTCAACCATTAATTGATCTGTTACAACCCAATCTGCATTAGAAGATGTAATTGTATTATCAAATGGTTTTAAGATAGTTACACTTTTTCCAAATAATACTTGAAATAGTATGTCAAGTGCAGTATCAGTTCCCTTTGAAGTGTAAAAATCTTTTGCTCTCGATAAAATGTTCTCTACAGAGAGTCCTGTCATGAAATTTCTATTTTCAACACCAGGTAAATAGTGTGCTTTAAATTTTTCGTAGAATTTAAGTAAAAATATATGACTTAAATTTGATATAACAGCACCAGAGTCATGGTCATCAGATTCTGTTGAACTAAAAGTTAAAAATTCTGGATCTCCATTCTTCTCTAAAGCAGATATTGCACTAAAACCACGAACACATCCAGTAAATGATGTCGCAGTCTTTGCTGTATAAGTAATAATCTCGTTATCAATCTTAAATATACCATAACTGTTTGGAAAACCAAGAGTGTTGCTAACATTAATAATTTCATCAAATGATGTAATTTCTTCAGTTAACTGAATTGGTGCTAACGCTTGATAACCAACAATATTAAGATCAATAAAATTAGAAATATTTTTTACATCAGTGATGTTTTCTGCAATATCAATATTTCCATACTCATGTTCTTGTGAAATATAGTATTGATTTAAAAATTCTTTAAATAGTGGATTTTCGTCATGAATAAAATCTGGAATCTGACTATCCAGAATATGAGAGATTTTTACTTTGGTATCTGCCATTTCTTATCTTGTAAACCTCTTGGTACTAACGAAACTTGAAGGTGGTATATATGATGAACCTGATCTATCAGAACCTGAAGATATTAAATCTTCTACAAGTGTTAATTTGCTTCCGCTAGTAGTATCTAGGATGATATAAAGGTTCTGTTTTGCGATAATATCATTTGATTCTGGAATTACTTCAATTTCAATTTTATTTGTAATATCAGAAGATGTAATATTGACTGCAAACAAAATAATTTCACCTTTTACATAATCTACTGTACCTGCATTATTGTTAATAAAGTTAGGAACATCATCAATAAGAGTAAAGAACCTAATAACACCAGTTAATCCATCAGAATTTGGTAAATCTGTTAAAAATATATCTCCTTCAACTCCTTCAATCTTAAATGATGTGGATCTTATGTTAAATCCTTCTAAATCAGCATGAAATTGATTTGCATAACATAACTCATAATTAGCAAGTTGTCCATATGCAGGAACTAAATCCCTTCTCATTTTAATAACAGTTATATTTGACGTAATTGCAGTATCAACTTTATCAATTACCGATAATAATTTACTATACTTGAGTCTGCCTCCGAATGAATTAATATCAGGAGACTTAGAATATGTTTGAATTGCTGTGAATATACGAGATGATAAATCTTCTTTTGTTGTTATAAATCCAGGATTATAAGATACCGAAGAATCATACTCAACATATAAAAACTTCAAATCTACAAACTCTTGCTGTATTCCAGCAACTGTATATTGTTTTAGACCCGATGCAATTGCACTTTTTGCAGTGTTAGATAAAATTTCACCTGTTTTTGGTTTAACAGTAATAAAAACCTTACCGTACTGAGGAGGATCGAGTTCTTCTCCACCATATGCACTCACAGAATCGATATTAGGATATACTGAAGGCACTAGACCAATGTAATCATTTGCAGTAACTGCTCGATATTGGGACGCATATACCCTTGGAGCAAGATACTTGACATTATCAACAGGTTCAATATTATCGCCATTCTCAGACGCTTGTGGGACTGTTAGAAGAGATATATTACTGGTGATTGGACTGTCACTTATAACACTACCATCACTTTTAGGGTAACTTAAATTCCCTGCGAAGTTAAAATTACTTGCACCATTACCATCTGTCCCGTTAGTAACAATATAAGAAACTTTAATAGTGCTACCACTTGGTGGTTTCTTACCGAGGACACCATCACCGAAGAGAATTTGATATTTTTCATCTGAAACCTCTTGGACTAGGAATAATCTAGATTCTGAATTGACTTGAAATATGTTTTCGTATGCATTATATACTTCAACTGTCCCAGTAAGACCATCTGTCACTGAAACTCGAATACTTGTTGTGTCTATATTGGTATTTGGTAGTATATATTTTGCATCTAACTCTGAACCAATGACTTCAAACTCTTTTTCAAGGTAATTTCCTTCAAATATCTCGATATTTTGAAAAGATGCGATTCCATTACTCGCAGGACTGATTGTAATCTTGTCTGGAATTGAAAATTTAAATGATCCGTTCTGAATATTACCCAATGCAACTATTCCTGGATTCAATGTAACATATCTTGCTGCAAGGGATGAGACATCAACAGTAAAACTTATCTTTGCAATCGCTGATCGCTTTGATCTTGGCACATATCCAATGTTTCTTGCAAGTGATACTATATTTTCTCTTACAGTTGCACTGTCAATAAACGCTTCATTGACCGCCATATTGGTATTATAGGCAGTAATATAAGAATTATACGCTAAATTATCAATTAAAACCGAAAAATTAGATCCCTCAAAGTCAAAATCAGTAAAATTTGAGTTAGATCTCAAATAATCCTTAATTTGAGTGCGTAAATCTTGAAAATCTAGATTAGTAAACTGATTAAATGCCATTATACCCTTGTCGGTTGTAATAAGAACTCTATATTTTGACTTGGTATCGGTAATCCGACAATATTATAATCAATTTGAACTTGTAATTCGTAACTATCCTCATTTGCAACTACGTATACATTGTTTAATTCGATTCGAGGTTCATAATTCTTCAATAATGTGCTAATCTCTTCCTCTAGTGCTGCCTCAAGACCAGAATCCATGTTCTCAAACAGTGCATCACCAACTGATGTACCTATCAACTCATTAAAAAACCTCTCATTAATCCGAGTTCTGGTGAGATTAATGACAGATCTTTTAATTGCGTCTTCGTTTCTCAAAATAGTTACATCATTTGTAACTGGATGCTTTTTAAAAGACAAACTTATGTCCTTAAATGCACGAGAAACCTTAGTCGTATAAGTTGACATCCAAAATTGTAGTATCCTTACTTATATCTATAAGCGTTTTATCAACTTTATCTGATTTTTTAGGTATTTTATCGTCATTAGTGACCTCACGCAGCATTTTTTGGTACTGATCATTGGCAAGATTGTCTAAAAAATCGTTTTGCATGTTAAATTTACACTTTTTCTTTTATTTATTGACCTTAGTGGGTTGGTGGTATACAAGAACAAATGCATCACATTGAGGACAAGAAAGATTAGTCACGATATCGTACTCTTCATTACCATAATCTTCTCCATTGTGATCTCCACCCCAAATTAATTCAGTATTACAGGACCAGCAGTTCATTTCCGACCTTGACCTCTGTATCTTTTCTTTGAACCATTGCGACTTGTTGCAGAATACTTTGTATGTTTTCCGAGTCCTTGTCTTGTCTTCTTAGGTTTCGTTTCGATTAACGATTGACCCATACTATATTTCATTACCATAATTAATTTCTCCTTTAATAAACTTTAACGACGATTTTTAGAGCATTATATCTTGAAAACTAATAAAAGTTTTATATCCTGAATACTAACTAAGATTTGGGTATTTCTCTATGAATACTAATAAGAGTATTAAGGTTTGAATACCAACTGAGTATTATAAGTTGAACACTTATAAGAGTGTTATATCCTGAATACCAACTGAGTATTACTATATGAATACTAACAAGAGTATTACTACTTGAATACTAACAAGAGTATTAAGGTTTGAATACTAACCTAGTATTGGGTATTTCATAGTGAAAACTAACTGAGTATTACGTCATGAAAACTAACAAGAGTTTTTCGGATTGAATACTGACTGAGTTTTATGGGTTGAATACCGACTTATAAGACATCAGATAATCCGTGTCTTCTCATGACCCACTCGAATCTTGGGGTCACACCAGATCTCAAAACCTGCTTCGATTGCATCGAGACAGAAGGAGACATCTTCGCCACACATATCTTGCACCTCTCCAGACTCAAAGACTTGCATCTTTGGAGCAAACCAGGGATACTTGAGACCTTCGTGCTCAAATACTCCATTCTTGATCAGTAACCAACCAAATCCTGTGTAATCGCATGTAAATGGTTTGCGTCTCTTGCTCATGGTTTCAATTGTCTCATGATTCATGACTCCACCATTATTACGGAAGTCATCTTCTTCTAACCAATGTGCAATGGATGTAGTTTTTCCATCCTCTGTACAATACCATCCTGCTGCAATATCTTTATCCATATGTACAAGACGGTAGAACTTCTCAGTGTCAAATACAATATCACTATCAATCCATAACTGATAGTCATACTTTAAGTTGCCATCCCAAGGTTTCTGATCAGGACCACGCAATACATTTGCACCGAGGCACTTGCATCGTGCAAAGTTCACCATACTGCTGTAGTCTTGAGATATTTGTATCTGTGCTCCACTCTGTACAAGGTCGAAGCACAACTGAACGAATGCTTTTAAGAAGATATATGAAACTCCTCTTCCTGGTAAGCAAAATACAACTGTTTTTCCTTTAATCAGTTCTTTTGCTTCATTTATATTGAACGTATCTACAGACGCTGCCTTTTTTTTCTTCGGCACGTCTGCCTTGACTGTGAATCCTTTTGCCATAAAATCGAATTAATTATACTTCTATTATACCACTACAAGTCAAATCATGCAATGTGTATAGTACTATTATTTAGTTCTCTTTCTAATACTCTTCGTACTGTAACTTGTCGAGTATATCTATCAGATCGTGTTTGAGTGAGGTATTCACAAGTAGGTGCTCGTCTTCTTCGATTCTAAATTTAATTGTTTCCAAGAGTGTATCTTTCTCGTACTGGTCGAGTGTTAGTTCCATTTCTTTATGATTATCTGTGTTAAACTTATATAGAGTCGGGGGTTTTTAGAAAAAAAATTCTGGGAAAATTTTTTGGAGGGCCTCTGAATTCTTATAGGGTTTCCCTTTGAACCATACAGAGTTATGTATAAGAACCTAAATCTCTGGAATGTGTTGGGGTCTTGGGGGTAAAATTTTCTGGGCGGATTTTTTATCTCACTCGCTTTCTGGGTTCGTTGTAGGTTAGGGTAGTTAGCGTTTTTTAAACGCAAGGCAATAAAAACGCAACATAAATTAAGAAAAAACAACTGTGTTTTCCACA